ATTATCGTTATAAGGTTTATTAATAAACTCTATAAGACTATCATAAGCATTTCTTTGATCAATGGTAAAGCCCAGCGTAGATACTGGGTCTTTACCATTACTTTGAGATATAACATTAACATTCATTGTTTTCTTTAGAATAAGATTTTGATAGAAGATGTTCATAATCTTTAACATGACCAATATAATCAGTCATATTAAAACAAAGACCTTCTTCTGTTTTGATGATATTACCTTTAAATATACTGTTCTCATTAAGAGTAGTATATTTATCGAAATCATTAAAAGAATAATCACCAGGTCTTCTTGTTATATGAATATAGTGATTTGTCTTATCTTTATTTATACTGAAAATTTCAGCACGACCACTCAATATGAGTGATTCTTTACTAAAGGGGAGGATTGTTATATTTTTATAACCCTCAATACCTTTAGTGTTGATATAAGCAAGCCAAACACCATCTTCTAATTTAGGTTTACAAAATAAGGTTCGTTTAATAACTTTGTTAGAAGTAGGTTTACTTCTAACTTTTTTAACTGGCTTAATACTAAAGCCAGAAAATGTTGCAGTAGCCATAATTATCTCTTTTTAGAAGGTTTACCAAGATTATCATCTTTCTTCATCTTTTTGATGATTTTCTTAGTTTTATTAAATTGTTTCTTTTCATCAGGATTTTGTGCTTTAAGAAGCACATTATTATTATCCCACATAAAAATATACTTATGAACCTTCATAAGATAATCAATACGGCCCCAAGCTTTATTACCAATAACTTGGTTTCTAGAACCTCTAATAGTTTTAGTTCTGCCATCAATATTAAGATGACATTTGTTTGTAAGAACTCTTACACAATCGTTTTCTTCGTGATTTCTTTTCATTTTACAACGAATTTTAAGTTAATAATTATATTGAAACATATTACTATTCTAATTCAGATTCTTCAAAATCATCAAAATCATCAAATTCACAATAAGGACAATCAGAACAAGGATGTTTATCAGAACAGAATTTACAATCTATATTATCTTTACGATAATCACTTGGAGCACTACAAGATACAATCATAATTATTTTATTTTATATATTTTCAACATTTGTTTTAATTCATAAATATGTTCAATATCACAAATCCAATAAGAAGGAAAGAAATAACCATACATTAAACAAATTCTATCTTCTCGTATTTGAATATAAACGTTAACATGATTAATATCATTGTTTGTACCTATTAAATAAGTTTCATAAGTACTACTAACTCTTATATCATAATGCTTTCTAACATATTCAGGCGTTATTTTTCTTCTAAATGATTTCATAATATAAATAATTTTAAGTTAATTAACAATTATAAAACTAATGCTTTTAATGCTATAATAACTTCATTAAAAATATTACTTTTTTCTTCATTTGTCATTTTAGAAAAAGATTTTCCATTTTTATAATTAGGATTATTATCTATATGTTCTAAACATAAATAATACATAAAAGGTGGATATTCTCTTTCCTTATCAAGAACAGCATTTAGTTCTTGATTAGCCAAACTAAATAAATCATCAAAACTTTTAGCTTGTTTATATTTACTCATTAATTGCATTAAACTATTTTCATTAATCATATCTTCATTATTATTATAAATAAGTTAATTAAAAATAGCAGCTTAATGGTCATCTCTGCTATAACTTATTTTTAAGTGAATAATTAATAAAATAAAAATAAAAATAATTAACAACCTACGACATAAAAAGCATATCCATTTATTCTGCTTTTATGTTTTTAAAATTTTCATCATCTATTAGATCATTATATGCTTGTTTAAGACAATAATAAAAGATAATAAAACTAATAGCAATATAATTATGATGATTATTTTTATTATCAATTAACATCTCTAACATAAATATAATAAGATCTAACACTACAGCAAAAGGTATAAAACATACCCATGCTGTAAACAAAATAGTACCTATTATAATAGATACTATAATAGCACTTATTTTAATTATAACTTTTTCCATTTTCTTATAATTTTCTATTTATGAAGTATGCCGTTTTTAATGCAATCCATATAGTTATACTAAATTCCAAAAATCGTTTAATATACAAAGGATATACCACTAAAAACGGCATAAAATAAGAGCCTATAATATTGTAATAGGAATCATCAAATATTATAGGCTCTATTATGTTAAAGTGCAATAACAAGAATAGCAACAACTGCTAAAATAATAGTAGCAATTTGCCAATAACGAATCTTAGTTCTACACTTATGTAGTTTTTCTCTAAGTTCACAAACAAGACTTACTTGTTCATCTAAAGAAGCATGCAAACCATTAATATCGGCTTCATATCCGACAAGACAGTTATTAAGTTGATCAATTTCTTCTTTCAAATTGTCAACATTACTTTTAAGACGAAGTTCAACATCATCTTTCCTTAAGATAATGTCAATAAGCTCTTTTTTAGTCTTTCTCATAAGAGCTGTTTCAGGTTTACTTTCTTTCATAATTCTAGAATTTAAAAAATTAATAAATAAAAATATTTACTCAAACAAAATATCTGTTTGAGGTTTAATCTCATTATCAATAGGTTCTTCAAAACCTACTTCATCATAATCACGATTATAAAATTCTGATTCAATTTGAACATCATAATCATCCACATTTGTACAATCACCATCAAAATCGTATATACACATAATAATAGAATTTAGACGGCAAATATACAAAAATAATCAATACTTCCTACAGGGGAGGAATAATTCTACTTCCCCCGTAGAAAAGATGTTATTCAGTCTTAGTCTTAACTTTATATTCTCTACCAAGTTTTCTACAAATTTCTTCACTCATTTCAGGACCAAGATATTGTCTATATTCTTTACCTGTTTTAGAAGAAATTTTAATAATAAAACAAGAACCTGATTGAGATATATAAATAGGATGAACATTACCTTTGAAGTCTTTCCAAAGATAATCAGTTTTTTCAGGAGTTACAGTTTTAGTAGTTTTAACACTACTAAAAGTATTACCTTCTTGTTTATAAGTTGTTTGTGCATCTGCTGTCATCCACAGACCAAACAATGTAAATAACAAGAAGAATAAAAAAGTTATAAAATCTTTAATCTTTTTCATAATTTCTACAATAGGTACACATATACATTACTTTTTTAGGAAAAACATTTTGAATCTCCCAAGATACAATAAAAGCTACAGATATAGACAAAATATTAACATCATCACCTAATCGTTGTCTAAAATTCCAAACAACATAATTATCAGCAGCTTCATCACCATAAGATTTACGAAAATCATCATCTGGATAATAATCCATAAGACAATAATCTGTACTGCAATTAACTATATTTCCCATAATTATTTAATAATATGTCCAGTAGTTTTAAATTCATACCATAATTCTCTTAATCGATCTCCAATACTATCAATAGCGTCAAGACCAGCTGTTGGCATAGCACATATAATAGCTTTTTCTATAGGAGTTTTAGGTTCACTTAAGAGTATAGATAATTCAAATAAAAAACCATTAACTTGTTTTTCTAAAATTATTTCTTCACTCATAATAATAAAAATAAAATGAAATGGTACTACTAATAATAGCAGTACCATTTCTACCATATCCTAAATGAGAATGATGTTAGAAACCCAACATCATATCTGCAAGTCTTTCAAGACGACTTTTACCAAAGTCGCTTAAATTCAAAGACACAACGTGATTTACAATAGTATCGTGGTCAAACACGACAGCTTCTGCTTCATCATTAGCAAAAGGATTACGATACTCTTCACCAGCCTTTACGTGCTGTTGAACAATATCAATCTTAGCACGACTCATAATCATACCAAGAGCATCAGGGTGTTTCATAAGATGATTTGCTGCAAATGCGGCATCATCATTGTCCTTAAGTAAGGCTCCAATAGAATATGCAGAAGCAAATACAACTCTTGTTGTACCTTCTTCATATTCACCAGCCTCGTTCTGACGAAAACCTGGAACTTCCTTATCCAAAGTAAGTCCAAGTCTTGTATAAGAATCAAGAACAGTTACAGTAACATTCTTAATTGTTACATTTTTGATTTCCTTTGCGCCATTCTTCATCAGTTCGGCGACTACTTCTTTTACAGTTTTCATTTTAATTAAAATTTAAATTAATAATAAAGTTATTTATAAGACCTCATCGGTCATTTTTTATCAGTATAAAAGTTAATAATAGTTATAATATAATAATCATAACTATTATTAACTTAAATTTTCTTTTATCTTTTTCTAATTATTACCATTCCAATGATTATTGGAAGTAGTACGAACCCTGATAAAGATAAAAACATTATTTCATACCATTTATAAGATGTATCAGAAACTACAGTTCCTAATACCACTAAAGCTGAAAAAACATAGTAAAACACTAATAAAAAGATAATTGTACTCATAATATTTGTATTTAGATTAGTAATCATATTAGAATTAAGAGATTAGTTTCGTTTTTAACTACTTATAGCACCACCTCGTAAAGGCTCTCTTATTAGTGCCATTTTAGGGCAAGTGAATCTACACTTGCCGAAGGAATTTCAACCCATTTAAATCCACTAAGTCTAGATGCAAGTACTTCTACTCACCTTAGTGGAGATATTCGTATTATATAACTGCAATTATTATAATACTTATATTATAATATAATTACTGTTGCAGCAATAATTAGTGATTATAATATAACCTATCAAGTTAATAGGATTATACGTTTATTTTTCTAGAATCATAAAGTGAAAAACCATAGTATTATTATTCTTCTGTACATCTCGAATAATAATATCGCCATTAAACATATAGATATCCTTTCCATTTAGAACGTATTAGAACTAGATACTTTTTCTATATGTTTAATGACTTCTGCAAAGGTTTAACTTGCAGCATTTAGTACACCCTCTCTACTCTATAGTACTATCACCCTAACTCATATTTCTCTTCATAGACATAATAGGGATCGTTCTAGAAGAGTTCCTTCTATCAGAAATTATAATCCTGATAGAAGAACTTTAAAAATAGAAAACATATATCAGCAACTCTGCTGATATTCATATTATAAATACTCCCCAAGTTGTAACTATTATAACTTTTCAAGGATATTTATACTCGACAGTAATTTTACTAACACCAATAAGACACAAATGATGATGAAAATAAGGACAAAAATCACCATAATCTAATCAAATATGATATAATTACTGACAAAAGTGTTATTGTTGGCAGTAAAGATAAAAATAGAAGAAAGATAGTGATGATGAATGTAGAAGAAATGATGGCGGAGGAAATAGTGCCACTAGTGCTACTACTCCTCCTACCATCGCCATTCTTATATTTAAATCACTTCAAAATACTAATTTTCGTACTTTTCGTGATAAAATAATCATTAGAAAACATATTATTAATCCTAAATAAGAAGAAACTTTTATAAGAATTAATAATTGAGAAGAAAATCTTAGTTCCAATTAGACTAAAGACATATATGTCAGAAGTCTTACGCTATATTACGAACTAAGAAGCAATAACGCAACTCTTGTTTTGTTGAGTATGAGCGATGTTTGTTTTGTTGAAGATGAGCGAGGAGATGATAGTAATGTAGCAAGTGGAGATTTTAGTTCCCCACTTGCTACAATTTACTACTACAGACCAAGAAGTTTGTCCTCGATCTTTTCGATTGCACGAAGACCTTTTTCACTAAGATCAAGTGCAACAATGTGATTGAAGATAGAATCATGATCAGACTCATGTTCTTGCTCTTCACCAGTAAAAGCATTAATGTAAGTCTCATTTGCTTTCACTAACTGTTGCAAGAGTTCAATCTTTGCACCGCTCAACAGAATCTGCAGAGCTGTTGGATGATTGACAACATAACTTGCAATAGCAAGAGTATCGTCAGTATTCTTGAGAACACCAGCGATAGAATAAAGAGACATGAATACAACACGAGTTGTACCAAGAGAATAGTTGCCTTCATCGTCACTGACGAAGCCATCAACCTCTTTATTCAAAGTAAGAGCAACACGTGTCCAACCATCACATTCCGTGACAGTAACGTTCATGACACTTGCTTTTTCACTTTTTGCGCCACTTTTGCGCAGTGTGGCAACTGCATCATTAAAAGTAATCATAACTTTATAAAGTTTAGAGTTAATAATGACCACAGGTCCTCCCTGTGCACCATAACAACTATTATGGCAAAAATTGTTTTGTTGAGTATGAGTTGGTTTTGTTAGTTGAGAATGAGGGCGGGGGGCATCAGTTCGCTTATTTGTTGGGAGGGGTGGAATGTCAATAGGCTCACTCTTACACCCATCAATTCCATTTCTCTCGTTATTTCATTTCTATCACTTTTAAAATTTCATTTCGTTCATCTCTTAAATCTCATTCATCAAAATCATCATAATCTTTCTTATTTCACTATTTGTTTCTGCAGGTTTTCATATTATCACATAGTATTTTTACTTGTTAGATTATCAAAATCTCTATTATGTTTTTTAATATCAACTCTAATATCAACTTCATTATTTTCTCTCTTAAAATCGTCCATTGGTATAGCTATGTAATGTCCATCAAGAGTACTACTATAACGAATAATAATAAAAATACCATCAGTAGGAGTTTAAAAATTACAATCTGGAATACTAAAAATAGCACTTTGAAAAGACCCTTCCGTATAACAATAGGAAATAGTAATATAAACTATGTTTATATTACTATTAAAATATTAATAATAAAAAATAGTTCTTATATTTATATCTTTATTTATATTATTAATATTATATATTATATCATTTATATATTTTTATATATTATATTTTTCATTTTATATATATTTATATATCATATATATTATATATTATATTTTTTATTTTATATAAAAAATGCAATATTGCTATTATTAATTTTAGTATTATTACTACTAGTACTGGTAGTACTATTTTAACTAGCTAGTGTCCAACTATATGCGACCCCGCCTTGAAGTGCTGGAACAAATGTTGATTTTAGTGCTGCTTTTAGTATTGATTTAAGAGAATTTCTCACTATATAGTAGAAAATTAAAATTTTTACAAATTTTGTTGTCGATATTGAAAATTATTTTGTATATTTGCCTTGAAAATGATGAGCAATTGCTAATAAGAGTGTTGCTTGTTTTAAAGTAAATAATATTAATTGGACTGATCCAAATTGTTTAACTAAACATATTAATTATTATGAAAGAATTTATTGTAAAGACAGAGATGTCGGAAGTGAAATTTAACTTCCCAACAAACTTAGATGAGTTATCTAAAGAGTATTTACTTGGTGTAACTGAAGGAATTGTTGTTGCTCCAAATTATTCCCTAATTGGTCTTGTTTACCATGAAAAACTTTCTACTCTTTTTATGACTTGTAGAAGTAAAAAGAAGAACGCTTCTATTGGTGTTATTCCTATTTTTATTAAATCAGGAGCTGGTGAAAAAAGTATTGTAGATGATGCAAAAGTTGGACAAAAACTTTTAATCGCTAGTAGTCAAATTCAACTTGCACACCAATGTGCAGCACCTAGTAATCGTCTTACTCTTGATTATTTTGCAAATGTGATCAATAATGCAACAGATAAAGATCTTTATCAAACGATTGCTAGTGATAAAGATCAAAAAGAAGTATTTTTTGTTGAATTTAAGATTGTTCCTAATTGTGATATTATAGCTCTTTATGATAAACCTACACAAATAGAAAATCCTTATGTTAAAGTAATTCCAATTAAATAACAACATAATCCTCATGCTTCCTACGGGGGAGGTAGTTATATTGTATTTTAATTGTTATTATTAAATATATTAGAGTTATGCCTGAAACATTTAGATTTCCCAATGGTGGCTACAATGTTACTGTTTGTAGAAGAAAAGATATTATAGATTCTATTGATTTAGATTCTGTAGATAAAAACATTTTAGACGTTATTGTAGAACAATGTGAAAGAGATGCTGAAAACTTTTTAAAAGAAGGTCGTTGGACTGGTATTCCTTATCTTGGAAATATGAGAATTCCAGAGCATAAACAAAGATTTAAAGATATTGATGGTAAAGATCTTGTTGCAACTGCTAGAGAAACGCTAGATGCTGAGCAATATGCAGCATTTAAAAGAGACCTTAATGCTAATATTGGAGCAGATGTTGCTCGTCAAAGATTATATAAGTATCAAACTAGTATGTTTGTTACTAAACATAGATGGCAATATAATAAATATCTAAAAGATAAAAGAGCTAGTAAATGTAGTGATAAAAATGTATTTGCTAGATTTATGTGTTATTCTTGTATTACATTAACTAATTTTATTCCAGAAGTTTAAACTATGGCAAAGGTTAAATTAGATATTACTAAAATGATTACCATTGATGATAATGGTATGCCTGTGCCACCAAATACTGCACAACTTCTCGATAGAGAAATTCGTGAACTATATGGTAGAGATAAATCTAAGAATAAAGAACGTTATATACAAGAAGCTATTGTCATTTATTATTTAGGAGATCCTAAATCTCCTGCTAAACAAGCAGGTCTTAGTGATGCTGAAGCTCTTAAAATGGCTATTGAACAAGCTGATTTACCAGCAGATTATATTCCTGATGCTCTTGTTATCAGATTAATTAAAAGATATTATAATGAAAATATTGGAGAAGCAGGAAGAACAGTAGAAAATATTTTAAAAGGTATCCATAATATAAATTTAAGTATTGATAAAGTTAATCAATTACTTAATGAAAAACTTAATACTGAAACAAACCTTGAAACTATTTCTGTTGTATTAGGTCTTGTTGACCAAGTTAATAAGAAAGCAGGTGAGATTCCTTCTCTTATTAAAAAACTTGAAGAAGCTAAACAAAATCTTCTTTATGAGAAAGAAACAGAATTGTCTCGTGGTGGTAATGTAGTTAGTAGTTCTATGGATGCCGATAATTATATGTAAATATGAAAGACATTTATAAAAACATACATCTTTATTTTGATGAAGGACCTCATAAATACACTGATAGTAATGGTAATGAATATATTTCTACTACTACTATTATTGGTCAATATGCTCCTAAATTTGATGTTAAATATTGGGCGCATAAGAAAGCTAAAGAACAAGGTGTTAGTGAAAAAGAGATTCTTCGTCAATGGAATCAAATTAAGGATGAAGCCTGTAGAAGAGGTACCGATACACATAATGGTTTAGAAGATGCTATTAAAAATGTTAGTAAATTTAAAGAAGCTATTAGATATCTTGAACAAATCGAAAGTGGTCGTTGTATCACTGTAGCAGATATTCCATATCTTAATGTTAAACCATTGGATATTGATAAATTTAAAGAAGCTACAAATAACAAATATGATGAAATTTATAGAGTGTTTCAATTTTATGTAGATAGAGGTTATACTATATATTCTGAAATAGGAGTTTTTGACCCTGAGTTGTTGATTAGTGGTACTATTGATATTTTATGTATTCGTCCTACTGATTTTGTTATTCTTGATTGGAAGACTAATCGTGATGGTCTTAAATTTGAAAGTGGTTACTATCAAAAAGATAGAACTACTATTCCTAATCAATTAACTAATCTTTGGGTTAGAAAAAATGAAAAAATGCTTCCACCATTAAATCATCTTGATGAGTGTAATGGAAGTCACTATACAATGCAGTTAAGTATTTATGCTAGACTTACTGAAAGAATTCTTGAAATACCTTGTGTTGGTTTAGGTCTTTGTCATATTGGTTCTCCTTTTGTTCTTAACAAATATGGACAACCATTACGTGATAAAGATGGTTACCACGTTGATGAAACAAAAGATGAAATTATTAATTGGTTTCGCATTAATTATTTGCGTAATGAAGCCGATGCTGTTTTCAATGATAGACTTCTTTCTCTTAAGGCAATGAGAGCAAATCAACCTGTTGAACAACCTACATTATTTGATTAATTTATGATTAAAAACAATCTTTTTTACAAAGTTGCAAAAGCAGATTTACCTATTATTATGAGTAAGAAAGGTTATGCTTTTTTTACTAAAGGTTATTACAATCTTAATATTATCGGAATTAGAAAAAACAATAATAAAGTTATAACTAATAAATACGATGATATTTTAGTTGTAATGTATAGAACTAAAAAAGGATGGCAACAAGAGTATTATAATATTACTACAGAACCTGGTGATTATTATATGCGTAAGAAACTTGGTAATCCTAAAGGTACTGCTATTCTTGTTCCAGGACAATATCGTAGTTGTTGGCAACTTGGTAAACATAAAGAAGAATATGAAGCTCTTGTTCAAAGAAAACCAGTTAAAGTTTATAGAGATGGAAACCAAGACAGATTATATGATATGTATCCTCAAACAATAAATGAAGGTTTGTTTGGTATTAATATTCATAGAAGCAATCAAGGTTTTACTAGAGAAACCGTTGATATGTATTCTGCTGGTTGTCAAGTTTTTGCTGATCCTAAAGATTTTGCTGACTTTATAGATCTTTGTAAAAAGCAAGCAGTTCTTTATGGTAATAATTTTACTTATACTTTATTAGATGAAAAAGATTTGGAATTGGATAAGTAAACATTATATTATAATTGTTTTAGTATGTATTATTCTTTTTTGGATATTTGTTGATTTATCTATTGATAGAGCATATAAAAATGGTTATAATGATTGTTTGCAAGAATTAAAAGATAAATATAGCTCCCCAGTAGAAAAGAAAGTGATAGATACACTTTATATTACTAGACAAGAATATATAACTAAAATTGAATATTTAGAAGTAATTAAACATGATACTATTGAAAAGGTTTATATGCTTGATGATAGTTCTACTGTTGAGTTGTTCTATAAGCTGGTCTCAAAGTGATACTGTTTATAGACAAGATAGTGTTCTTATTTCTATTGATGCATTAAAGATTGCTAATGCTAAAATGGTAGAACTAGATTATGAGAAACAAATTAATGAAGAACTTAAAAATGTTGTTAAAACAGATTCTGCTTTAATTAACGCTTTACAATTGAATCTTAATTCTTGTGAAACTACTTGTGAAGATAATATAACTAAAATTAAAAAGCAAAGAAATATTGCTATTGGTGCTGGCAGTGGTGCTAGTGCTTTTTTCTTACTATTATTGTTACTGATTGCTCTATAATGGAAACCAATGTTGAAAAATATATAAGCGATTATCCTTTTCTTAAATACATTAACGAAGATAAAGGTCATTATGTTCATGCAAAAGATGCAGGATATGATGATCCTGACGATTTGTTTCTTGTTGGTGATAGTGGGGGTTTTCTTCTTAATATTCAACCTGGGGATAGGTTTGTACATACTCATCTATTCACAGAGATGGCTGATTTCTATAGACAATATAAGCAATATACTACTTATAGAGAAGACAGTATTCCTCATAGACAACTTCGTAAAAGAGAAGAATACCGTAGAGAACACGGATTTTCAGCTCCTTGTTTAATGCGTAATGGTAAACTTCAAGAAGTAAGAATTACAGGTGGACATTACAATTTCCTTAATTATACTCTTATAGAACAACTTGATACAAAATCTGTATCCTATACTCTTAAATCTAGTACTGGTAAAAAAATATATGATTTTCCTAAATTCATAGATGCTCAGTTTTGGACTTGGCATATAATGGAGTTTGCTGTTAGAAATGGTTTTCATGTGTTAATTGATAAAACTCGTCGTGGTGGTTTTTCATATATAGAAGCTTCTGATACAGCTAATGACATTAACCTTCATCCTCGTAAAGTTGTAATCCATGTTGCAGATGATAAAAAATATCTTAACCAACGTGGTGGTTTATCTGACTTTACAATTAACAATCTTCGTTTTTATGAAACTAAAACTTTCTTTAAACGTGGTATTCTTTCTACGGATAAAGAAAACTTTGTTTTAGGTTTTAAACTTCCTAGTGGTGTTGTATCTCCTAAATCCTGGAATAGTGCATTGCTTAGTGTTTCAGCTATGAATAATCCAGATTGTGCTATTGGTAAAGACGCTATGAAAGTTAAAGTTGAAGAGGTTTCTACTATGGAAAACTTTGATGAATTTATGGCTGTTACTGAACCTGCTATGCGTACTGGTGCTTATATTACTGGTACTCTTATGGCTTGGGGAACTGCAACTTCTGGTAATATGCAAAGATTTAGTGAAAATTTTTATGATCCTAAATCTTCTCATTTTATGCCTTTTGAAAATGTTTGGGATAAGGATTGTCGTCATGAAGTTTGTGGGTATTTTAAACCTTATTGTTGGGGTCTTGAAGGACAAGTTGGTGACAGACAAGCGATGGATAAAAATGGTAATTCTAACATTGAATTAGGACTTACTATTTCTTTTAATGAAAGAGAAGATAAAAGAAAAAATAGTAAAACTTTTGCTGAATATATCAACTATCTTGGTCAATATGCTAATATGCCTTGTGAATCTTTTAGTTCTGCTACTGAAAATATTTTCACTAGTGAAGAACTATTAGAATGGGAAGAGCGTCTTCGTACTGATAACGCTTTTAACTTTTATACAGATGGAATGCTTTTTGAAAAAGATAATAAAGTTGCATTTAAAAGTAATGCTAGAATTCAGGCAGAAGGTGGTAAATACAATGTAGATTTCTTCGATTACATTAAAGGTGTTCCACGTAAAAGTAACGAGCATCCTCATGGTTGTATTAGAATATGGTTTCATCCTCAGAAACATCCTTATATTGATCAACAAGGTAATCAATTAAACGGAACGCCTCCTGGTTTATATTCTATTAGTTATGACCCTGTTGGTGTAAATAAAGAAAGAAACGCTATTACTAACAAACATTCTCATAATAGTATAAAAGTTTGGATGAATCCTACAACATATAATGGGTTTAGAACAGCACTTGTAGCTGTTTATTATGGACGTCCTGAAAAACTAGAAGAAGCTGATAGAATTTGTTACTTACTTGCTAAATATTATAATTGTATTGGTACTGTTGGTGTTGAAGTTAACCGAGGTGAAACTGTTAGTAATTTTAGTAAATGGAAAGCCCTTAAATATTTAATGAAAGATCCTGTTCAACTTTGGGATACATCTTTAAAAGGAGCTGTTACTTCTACTTATGGTGTTAATATGGGTGGTGGAGATGGACAAGGTAGTACTAAAAAACTTGAAGGTCTTCGTCTTCTTAAGGAAATGCTTTATTCTGAAATAGGCAAAGATGAACTTGGTAGACCAAAAAGATTATTTCATACAATATATGATTATCAAACTATTCTAGAACTTAAAATGTGGAGTAGTAATGGTAACTATGATAGAGTATCTGAAATGATTATTCGTGCTCTTCAATGGAAACTTGTTGATATTGAAGCAGCAAAAGAACTTGCTCATCGTAAACAAATAATTAAAGATAGAAATAGTATATTAGAAAGAGCTTGGTTTTAAATTATGGCTAGAAAATATTTATCCGAAACAAAACCTTTATCTAAAGTTAAAGATGGAGGTATTTATATTAAGCCATCTCATAGAGGAAAATTTACAGAACTTAAAAAACGTACTGGACATTCTTCTACTTGGTTTAAAGAACATGGAACTCCTGCACAAAAGAAAATGGCAACATTTGCTTTAAATGCTACTAAATGGAATCATTAATATAATAACTAATTATTTATTATGCCAAATACAAATTTTTTATATGTTATTACTTCTACAGATTTTGTAGAAGAATATCCTATTGCTATAGTTAATTCAGAAACAGAAGCTATAGAATGGATTGTAGAAAACAGAGTAGAAGATAGAGCTTATTATTATTATAAAACACCTTATATAAATTAATATGATTACACATTCAATTGATTTTCCACAACAAAGAGTATCTCAAGCTGAGAAAAATAAACCTGCTTGGTATCAAAATTGTATAGATTATGTTATTGACGCAGGTCTTTCTTTTAACGATAGAAGTGAAACTGAAAGACAATTAGACATTCTTCATGGAAATATTCCTGATAGTTTTTATAGAAAAACATTAAATCCTTATAATGCAGCTAATGAAAAATATACTCGTTTTCCTGCTACTATGAGGAATTATGACATTATGTCGGATGTTATTAGACGTTATGTCAGTGAATATTTTAAAGGCATTCATGAATTTGTTGTTGGTGCTAATAATCCAGAGATTGTTTTAAAGAAAAATGCAAAACTTAGAGAAGAAATTGCACTTATGGCTCAACAAGCTTTTAAACAAGAGTTTGAAAGACGTTGGGCTGAAATGCAAAATCAAGCTCAACAACAAGGTACTCCTGTGGAGCAACTTAATCCACAAGAAGCAATGCCTGATCCTGAGGAGTTTGTAAGAGATTTTAATGAGAATTATATTGATGAAGAGAGTAAACAAGCACAAGACCTTCTTGATTATATAAGAAGTATAACTCAAGATACATTAGTTTATCTTTCTGCTTTCTTTAACTATTGTTCTCTTGGAGAATGTTATACTTATAGTGACATTCGTGGATCTGAAATATTTAAAGAAAACGTTCCAGTTATTGAAGCTTATCCTGTTCCTAATGCTAATTTCTTTATTGAAGATCATGATATGTTTGCTCGTAGGATGCTAATGTCTTACAACCAAATTATAGATATGTTTGACGATGTATTATCTAAAGAAGATAGAGATTTTCTTAATAGATATTATGCTACATCAGAGATTGGAAACACTAGAACTCAATTTCTTTATAATAACTATTTTGAAACATATCCTGCTGCTTGTGAAAAGTTCAATAAAGAAGAGAGAGATTTATTTAGAAAACAACCTGTTAATATTGCAGCTGAAAACAATAATCTTTTTGAAGTTTGGCATGTTGTTTGGAAAGGTGAAGCACGTAGAGGT